TAGATGTGATATTATGACCTCCACGGGCTTTTGGAATGACGTGATCCAACGTTAGATCATGATTTGATCCACAATAAACACATTGATTATTCCAATGATCTTTTATTGCAGATCGCCAAAGTCGTTTAGCTTCTGAGGAAGACATAGCCCTTAAATTAAAAAGGTAATCAGAAGGACCCTTGAGTGGCATTAACCTTATGGGTGAGGTTTACTTCTTCTTCTTTTTAGGGAAGCCTGCTTTCATGTTTGCATAGGCTTTAGGAGACACAGTGCTTTTGCTCTTGGGGCGACTCTTACCTGCTGCCTTACGGGCATTCATGTTGGCGTAAAGACCTGGGGGCTTAGCGTTTCCTTTGTTCATTTCTTTTTGGGTTTCCCACCCGCTCCGTTTCTTGCTCGATTTTTTGAGGGCGATTCCTTAACTAGACGGCCACTCTTGGTGTGAGAAAGATCATCACCACCCTTGCCCATCATGCCACGTTTACGCCGGGCATCAGCAAGGTCAGCGCGATACTTTCTATCGGTTGGAGACTTATTCTCCTTTGTATCATAAGCGAGTTTCTTTGCGTATGCTTCGGGGTTACTCCGATAATACGCAGCACTTCGCTTAGGGGTTGCGGCTTTGCGAGGCGCCATTTGGATACTCCTTAAAAAATACTTCGTTTTCGAGACGCTCAATTCGGGTATTACCAGCACTTACCTTTTCGATAAGTACCTCAACTGATTTAGCAATATTATGTAGAGTAAGTAGATGCCAACTAAATAACCCAAGAAATGCTGTAGCTGCTAAGTTCTTGAGTAATGCTGACCCAAAATGCTCATCATCGTGATCATCTGATGGCCCGTTCGACATCCTCAAGCTCCAATTCAAGACTGCTAAACAGTGATGCCAAAGGCGACCCCATCACGGGAACTCCAGTAATATTATTCTTACCAAGCCAATCAGCGGCGGCTTTTAAATCCTGTGTGGTAGCAACGCCAGACTTGATTCGACCGATCAGTTCATTAGTAACGAGGCCGTGAAGCTCGTTGAAATCTTGTTCATTTGCTCGTTGCGTCATAACTTTAATCAATCAAAGAGTTCAGTGATATACAAAGTTGTAGCAGCACCAGTACCCTGAATAGCAGCAATATTAGCGTTAGGAGGGACTGCTAGTACAAGCCGCTCGGCAGTACGCAGGTAATGAGAAGATGCAGTAGCCGTTTGTGCTCCAACACCGATTGTATAATGACAGTGGTTGCCACCAGCACACTTTAGTGCTACAAAACGACACGTCGTTGTCAGTGCTAGGTTTGTACTTGTTGCTGCAAGAGTGATGGAACGTGATGCCCCAAGAGAAAATGCCGTAGTGCTGGGTTCCGAAAGGAATGTACCAACAGTTGTTACGGCATCAGTAGTGATAGAAGCCATTAATTATTCTCCTTAATAAGAGTGATTAGTTTTTGCGGGTACTTTGGATCTGTAGCGTAACCCTCCTTTTGTAGTAACCGGCAGCATTCCTCCCAGGAGGTGGCCCGATTGACTCCCTTCATGTCTTTAAAGTCTTCATACCAAAGGCGGATAAGATCTACAATACAAGCTTCAGGGGTAAGATAATCCTTAAAGGTATCTTGAATCGTAATCCACTTACCATTAATAAACTCCTTGGTTTCCTTTGTAATGCCTGGCTTACCTTTAATGCCAAAGAAGTTATTCTTTCCAGAAGTATGCTTGCCATAACCAGACTCAAGCGCCCACTGAGCAGCAACAACCTCTGGGTAACGGGCTCCACAACGAGCAGCAACAGCTTTAACGCCACTCCAAGTATTTTTAAATGGTTCTATTTTAGGAGTAGGAGATGTAGCCCGAAAGGTCATGTACCAACCAGACCCATTACCATCAACCATCCATCGTTTAGACCAGTTCTTCCAGGTATAAGAGATGTTCTTACCACCCACACCGGGCTTAGGGTAGCCTCCATTGGCGTTATCCATTTCCCCATAGGGGTCATGACATATCACATGGGTATCAGTAAGACCTACCACGAGCATCCAGTGCCCTCCACCCCTAGGAGCGTGAGCAGGGCCATGGTGAAGGATACCACAAGCCACAGGATAGCCCGCATCTAACTCCTTTTCAAGGGTGGTACGGGTGCCATTAGTAAGGAAGGTGGCTTTGACTCCATAATCAAAGGCCGCCCGTAGGTGTGCGGTGGCTTCGGTTGTATCACCGTACCGTAAAACCCTTTTAAGATAGTCATCATCCGCATTAGACCCCAAAAGGGCTGTTGGATTCAGGTACTTAATCGCCATAGCAGCGGTACTTGAGAAGCACATGCGGCTGCCATGACGGGTAGTACTATCTAGTTGCGGAAAATATTGAGGGACCTTTAGAATAGTCACGAGATCACTTCAGGATAGAATCCTTAACCTTAGCGATCTTATCATCTTCAGCACGGAAGGGCTTCAACGAATTAACAGCGTTGAGCAGTAGTTGAACAATGCTATTCTCCTTGAGTTTGCTGTTACCAACAACTTCAGAAGCAAGAAAAAGAGCCAAGAAGGCAAGAGTTTCGTAGGAAACTTTAATACCAAGAAAAGTAAGCATGATGATTAGCGGCCTTGACCGCGAGAAAGTTTGTGGGTTCCCTTAGGAAGACTATGTTGTCCTTGTCCTTGACGGGTTTTCTTAGGTGGACCCGGAACATGATCCACCTTCATCATTGATTTTGGTTTACCCATTTACCAAGGCACTCCAGCAGCCTTAGAGGGGCTACGTTGCTCATCAAGTTGAGCTTGAAGGGCTTCTTCAATTTCAATAACCTTTTCTTCACCGCCAAGCTTTTCTTGTACCCAACCAATTACGATCTCAGGGGTCAAGTCAGCATAAGGGATGACATTTTCTTCAGGTGCTTCAAGGCCCACTGAGCCATAGGCTCCAGCAGAATAGGTACCATCGTTAGAATCCACGGTATAATGAACCGTCATCACAATGCCGTCAGCAGTTTGACGTTCCATTTGGGCAATGCCCCAGGTGGTGGTGGTAGTAATAGACATGGTTTTAATAGTAAAAAAGTAAAAGTGTGGTGCAACCTGTTTAATAGGCCGGTTGCCCGCCTCTTAGTGAAGGTGACTACTGGCTACCACCACCAATAATCAGGACCACGCCGATAGGGAAGTCCTGCGTAGATCCAGATGAGTGGAAAGAGAATGGCTGCAACCAGCAGCAGAGCTGCAATGAGGTATTGCATTTAGTGAGTAGGGCTACTGGGCTTAGGTGGCAATGATGCCAAGGGTCCGCAGTTTTGCCAGTAACGCATTCAACTGTGTAATTACGTCAACGGCAGTAGTGGCATCAGCAACAGCAGTGGGTTGCACCACAGGCGTAGCGTTGTAGAAGCCAATCTTCTGCGTGGTAGCCGTGCCGATCTTGGTGCCAGTGGTGGTGCCAACTTGGATGTTGCCAGCATCGGCCACCTGGAGCACACCTGCGCTGGTAATACGAAGCCGCTCCGTCGGGGTATTGGCGCCAATAGTTACATTCCCTGTGAAAAACTTGAGATCCATGCCGCGACTACCATTGCCATCAAAATTCCCATTTGATTCAGCGGTTATTTTTGCAAAGATTCCTGTATTACCGCCAGAAGTATCAGCAGTGTAAAAGTTAATCTGACCAAATACAGAGTTGGCGCCAGTAATGTCAGTGTTTGTGTTGGTTAAGGTAACGACACCGCCAGAGCTGCCCGCCGCCTCAATAGTTGAACCTGAGTTAAACGCACTAGACGTGCCAACTAAGAGCCTGGCGGAACTGTCGACGCGGGCGGCTTCAGCCGTGTTGATCTTGGCAATGAACGGAGATGTTGCAGCAGCAGCGTTAATCTCCAATGCAGAGCCTGGGGAAGTAGTGCCAATCCCTACGCGCTGTGCGTTATCAATGTGAATAGCATTAACAATAACATTGCTGGTATTGGCTGTCCCGATATTTAAGAAGCCGCCATTAAAGTTGCTAGAGCGATCCTGAGCTTCGATGCGAGCACGAATTGTCGCACTAAAACCTCGAAAATCAATAAACGTGCTAGTAGGGGAAGCATTGGAGCCAACGGTTGAATTGCCGAGTCTGATTGTTGGCGACGTAGAACCTTGTACATGCAAAAGATCTCCAGGGCTACTGGTCCCCAGACCTAAAAGGCCAGCGGAGGTTAGGCGCATCCGCTCGGAGCCCGCTGTTGATGCTGCAAGCGTATCTGCTGTTGGACTCCAAAACCCAGTATTTAAGTCGCTTGTGAACGTAATGCTTGGCGTACCGACTGCACCAAGGGGATGAACTACAGGCAGAGTTGAAGTAGTTGCTGCGGTATCAACTGTTAGCCGCCCCGTGCCATTAGTTGAGATGGCTACTTGGTCTGCGCCGGGGGAGTAGATACCGGTGTTAGTGTCCCCAGTAAATTTAAGGCTAGGCGTACCAGCACTACCAAGAGCAAGGGCAGAGTTAGAAGCGTTTTCACGCATCAATGGATGGCCACCAACAGTAGCACCATCATTTACAACAAGTGTTTTCTTAGTAGTATCTACAGTGACTTCTTTATTAGCACCAGTAAACGTTGCGTGTTCGGAGGTTGTACCACCACGCAGAGAAAGTTGATCAGCCATTTTAATTAAAGATTACCGAAGGAGTAAGTACTAGAACCAGAAGCAAGAGCTACCCGACGTGTTGGAGCATTTTCATCACCAAACACACCCGAGCTAGAAAGATCACCTAATGTAATTGTATTAGTACCAGGAGATGCTGTATAAAGTACTGAAAAAAGAGCATTAGGAATCAATTCCGGATGGAAGGCATTTTCAGCAACACCAATCCAAGCAACACCATTATAAGTGAAATATTGTTCAGTAACAGTATTCCAATAAAAGTCACCAATGCTAATTGGATTACCAAGTCCATCAAAGGATGGATTAGCAGATTGAAATCCAAGGTAAAGACCAAGGAATTGATTTAGGTAATTAGAAGCATTAACAACATCAGTAATGTTTACTCCAACAGTATTGACATTAGCAATGTCGGTAGCAACAGTATTAACATCTGCTATGCTTCCGCTGGTAATGTTGACATTAGCAATAGAACCTGCAACTGTATTAACATCTGCAATGTTTGTTGCTACTGTATTGACATCTGCAATACTTCCTGCGGTGGTATTAACGTTAGCAATAGAGCCAGCCGTTGTATTGATATTAGCAGCATTAGCAACTACGGAGTTAATGTTTGCTGAGTTACCATCAACCGAAATAACGTTGGCAATGTTGACTCCAACGGCTGTAACATTCGTATTATTAGTAGCTACTGTGTTTATATTAGTAGCATTACCAGCAACAGCATTAATGTTTGTTGTGTTACCAGCAACACTTGTGACATTACTAGAGATACCAGCAACGGTAGTTACATTGCCAGAGATTCCAGCAACAGTATTTACATTAGCTGTATTACCAGCAACGGTAGTTACGTTACCCGAAATACCAGCAACAGTAGTTACATTACCAGCAATACCAGCTACCGTAGCAACGTTATTGGTAGGGGTAATTTGACCAGCTACGGTATTGATGTTGGTTGCATTATTAGCAACGTTAACAACATCATTAACCTCAGGGGTCAAACGGTGAAACGTATAACTATTCAGAGTACCAGTAGTTACAACCAACATTCCAGTTGCAGTAGCCGGACTGGGAAGCGTTGTTGGAATACCTGTAATCGTTACAGGCGTCGAAGCAGTTGTCGTAGCATTGGTGCTAGTACCACCTGAACGAGTTAAACCACTGATATTTGCAATAGAGACAACTGTACCAGCATTATCATTGATATCAGGATTAGTTGCTGGAAAAGCTGTATGAGTGGCAATAGGAACAAACCCACCAACTTGATCAACAAGAGTAATAATCCGTGCTTCAATAGCAGCAGTAGTCGCTACAAATCCATCACTGTTAGTCCAAGGAACAGTACTTGTAATAGATTCGGTATTAACGTTATAAAACCTAGCATCTGCTTCAGTTTCAGTAAAATAACGGTTATCTAATTGACCAGCGTTTAATTCAGTCTCTGTGTAGTAACGGTTATCAAGTTGACCAGCATCAAGTTCAGCAGCATCATAGACATTAGCCTCTAGGGCCGTCTGTGCTGCCGCTGTAGCGTTAGCTGTGTTAAGTGCCGTAGTAGCATTAGTAGAGGCCGTGTTAGCCGTTGCAACAGCTGCTGCCGCAGTAGAAGAGGCAGTATTTGCCGTAGCAACAGCAGCACTAGCATTAGTATTAGCTGTGTTAGCAGTAGCAACCGCAGCAGACGCATTACTGCTAGCAGTGTTAGCTGTACTAACAGCAGCCGCAGATTGACTTAGAGCTGTGTTGGCAGTGCTTGTAGCTGAAGCTGCCGTACTGGTAGCTGTAACTGCCCTATTTGATGTTTCTTGGGCAATATAAAGGACCTGATCAAAGTCATCATTAAGATCATTTGCCTTAATGGATGAGCCAGGAAAGAACGTAGCTTGAAGAGCAGCGTCATCCGTACTACGGTCAAGAAGAATCGTTGCCCCATTAGCTGGAGCAGCAACAAATTCAACCGTAGTAGCGTTGGCAAATGTGTATTGAGTTATAATCGTCTGAAGAGTACCGTTAAGGTATACATCAATATCAGAGATATCTAGATATGGGAAGGTAATAGAGAATAGCTTGTTAGAGCCATTCCCCGTGTAGGTGTTGCTTGTGGTTGCCATTTTGTTGGGTTATTTTAGTACTTTAAGACTTCATCCATTAATTGTCTGTCCTTTTCCGATATGCCGATTTTAGACGGATTAGCTAGTGCTTCGCTAGGATTATAACTTCCTTGGGATTTCATCTGGTACTCCTTTCGTTGAAGATCTGTGATCTTTGCTCCAAGAGCAGGGTCTGTTTGTTGAAGAACTTTAAAAGCGTAGTTTTCAGCGTCAGTCCAAATTCCTTGAACATTGCCATAAACTAAGGGACTTGTTGAATTAAAATATTCTTTATCCGGGCCAAAACGACGCTCCTTCCACTTCTTCAGATCTTCTTTAAAATAAGGTTGTTGCATCTCATTTAAAAGTTTTCCCCTAACATCGAACTCAAACATAGCTTTGCGAACAATAGCCTTTTGATCTCTGTTCAGAGGAATGTTTTTAAACTTATCGAGACGGTCACCCCATTTAAATTCAATCTCACCTAGCATATCAACCACTTCATCCTGTTTAGCAATGCCAACTTCAAAAGGAACATTAGCATTCCAAGGATTACCGTTGGGATTCTTCATTGGCTGTCCATCCATAACGCTAATCATGGCTGGGGCAAAACGACTATAAATAGGAAGAGCTTGTAGGAGCATACGATCAAACTCATTAGAGTATTCACGCATATTACCATCAAAACTATTGGCTATGCCTCTCCGCAAACCAGAAATGGGTAGTTGATTATTAACAGCACTTATTGCAGCTTTAGCTGCTCCGGCAGAGGTATAGGTTTCAGGGTTCCAAAGTTCTGCTAGATTAGCAAGTCCTTGGAAATAACTCTTTTCGGTAAAACTACCAGAAATTGTAATTGCCAATGCGGTTAGCAATCTATCACCAAAATCCTCTGACATTCCATAGGTATTCATTACCCTAGCCATATTAGCTGAAGCAGCAATAATATTGGACAACGGTTCAACCATCCCATAAGAAATTTGAAATCCAGGTACTTGCAACGACCTAGGTTTGATGCGAAGATCTTTCCACCGTTGGTATTCAGCAGGTTCCTTTCGTGGATCAGGCATGTCGCCCGTAATAAAGTTATTGGCTGCCATATACGCCGCTGAAGCAACAGTCATAACACCAATGGCTTGCCGTCCGTTCATTTCTGCCAGTAACAATTCATCACCACCCTCCTTTGCAGCCCGATAGTTCTTAGAAAAAGATCTAACAACAGGAAGGTGCTCAAGTTGGTAAGTCATAATGTTAGCTGGAGTCCTAATAAACGGCACCATCCAAGTACCACCAGGAATAGCTGAAATAGCTCCAGAAATGTAATTAGCTACTGCGCCTGGATTACTTTGGAATGTACCAATCTCAGCATACTCTTTAAAGGCTGCTGATTTGATGGTGCCTGTCTGAGGGTCCATGACATTAGCATACTTGGTCATCTTGAGTTCCATGAACTTTTTAGGGTCATAGATTCCAGATTCCATTGCTTCTAATGTTGCCTTTTCATCAATGCGTTGACGGACGAGGATGGTTTTAAAGTAATCATCCATGCCCATCATAAGCTTTTCAGGAAAATCAAAGTATTCCGAAATAGCATACTGAGCTTTTAAGAAGCCAACAGCTACCTTTTCAGGTCGAGTCGCAGCTATTTGATCCAGTGTTTCAAGGGCATTCTTTGTTTCCGAACGGCGAATAAACTGATTAACTGATTGGTTAGCCGGAACACCCGTTTGAATTGTCCTACGGGCTACCCTCCACGCTTCACCAGCACTACCCAGAATAGCACGATAACCAGCGATTCCAGCTCGCACTTGAGCAGGATTCAGGTTAAACGAACCCCCAATAATAATGCTGGTAGGGCGTTCAATCAGTCCATAGACGACACTACCATTCCTAAAGATGGTTTTAGCTCCAGATAGGATAGAGTTATAGAAATTACGAGCAGCAACTTCACTAAGATTAGTAAGAGCAGTACGCGCAAAGCTAAGGGTCTTTGATGGATCACCACCACTCAATTGAAGTGCTCTGGTCAAGCGACGCATAGCCTCTAGACCATTAGCATCTCCACGACGATAAGCATCCTTAGCTTCTTTAACCATTTTCTTCATGGCAAAGATCGTAAGAGCTGTATCGTTTTCATCAACCTCAGTACCTTTAATAATCTGATCAATTTCACGTTGATCAAGATTCTGCAAAGCTCGAACCCGCAAAGCACCTAAAGATCCACCAAAGAATTGAGTGCTTTCTTTATAAATCTCTAGCAACCCAAGTAGTCGATCTGAGATCCGTTCGTAGTAATCAGCATCAGCAATCTGAGCTGTATCAGCCCTTTCAGCTTCTTTAGACAGCCTGTAAAGATCGTTAGCATAGCTTGCAATGGTGATCTTAGCAGCACCTAAGGTTTCGGTGGTGACACCCACCAAGCCTTTCTTGCTAGTAGAAACCGTTTCCCCAGCTTGACTGAGAAGCTTTTTCATCAAAGCACTTTCGTCATCTACAAAAAGATTATCGTAAGTCTTTAGGGAATCAGTAAAGTCTTTGTTGATGCGGTAGATGTTAGCCAGTACCTCACCATAAGTTTTACCACTCTCCTTTGCAATTGCTTTGATGTCAATCTTTTGCTCAATCTCGGTGAGAAGTTTTTTGCGAACATCCTTTGACATACCCACCTGTTTAACAGCGGCTTCCGTCAAGATTTTACCAGCATCACCATGGATGGAAACCCTACCGGTGCCTGGAAACCCTTCTTCAAGGTTTAGCTGCTTTGCGCCAATGTCATTGATATCATCAGCCTTGATTGTTCCTGTGTTTTGAAAATACTCCTTTTGGGTATTTGGGTCAACAGCATTATCAAGGTCAATACGAAT